TTGCTTTCTTGGATCTTCCTGATTCTAAATATCTCCCTCTTCAATACCTTGGCTGAATAGGAACATAAACACTGCTTGACCTTACCTTGATCAACATCAAAATCATCGACTGCACGTATCACTTTCGTACGAATCAACAAATAACGTTTGTTGTATAAACAAAAGCGATAGAAACTGGTCAAGCGAGGCTCCAAATGCTTAGCTGCGCAAAGACTTAAAGCAGCAAATATTGTCATAGCGTCATCAGGTTTCTGTCTTTGCAAGTTGAGAGCTTTATTGATGATCGCTTGGATCAAACGAGACCCGGAGCCATAATCGTGTGAAAGTTGTTTCTCCAGCAACTTCTGAATCATTATCACAAATGTTGGAACTCTGCAATAATTCAACTTGCTGCTTGGAGGGTTCTAAGAACCATCTAACCTTAAAGCCGGTCGCATTACTAATGCCTAACATGCAGTAAGGTTTGAGCGTATAGCTCTCTAACGCAAAATGCGTTGCACCTCAACGACGAATGGTGGACTGATTCATCCTCTTCCACCGCCACACTTTCCCAAGTGGCCGGGGCCGTAGTCATTTCCCACGGGCTAACTTGGAAGAATCTGATGCCAAAACTTCCTAGCACTTACTCAACTTTACTAAAGATGAGCGCTCATGATAACACAACAGACTTCATCCACTACCACTGGTTAGCACCCCACCACCGCACTACGAAGAGAAAGTCGGTTCTTCAACATCATAACATCTCTTAAATCTCCCCTTCATGCGGCATGCGGGTCGGGGGACTGGGACAAGCATTGACCCCCTGGGTAAAGGGTATACTTGAGGAGCTGGCGAGACTCCTAGGCGTCGATCTCCCTCCCAGCTGGCTCTCACCGGACCGCTTGGACTACCACAACCCAAAGCGGCCACCGCAGCCTTTCCGTAAGGCGCCTAGCTCTTCAAGACTCTGGGTGCACAGAGCCCCTACTGAGGTATAAGGTCTAGCCTTCGACAGTGGTCTATCTACGGAGTGAAACAAAACTCGTGGTCGAGTAATAATGTAACACCCACAATCACACCCAATCGGACCAGGTGCGCACGGCTATCTATCAAGGAACTCCGACAAGTTCCTGGAGGTCTTTAGAAGCAGCAAGATCCGTTTAACCCAACGGACGGGCAACAGTTCAGACACTTATGGCCTGAACTAATTAAGTGCTACTATTTGCTCACTTAGAACAGCAAGGTTTTACCCTTGCTGCTCCAACGTCCACCATGACCCATACGCGCAAACCATAAAACATGATTCTCATCGCGATCGGGTTCACCCTTGGCTGTCATCCATGATGCAGGAAAGACATCAAGCCAGTGGACGTCATTCTTAAGTGTCAAGACTGAGAAACTCTTCCACTCAGATTCCATCTCAGTGGTCACCCTAGTGCCAGTCATAGCTTCAATCAACTTACGTGAAGCATTCGTCTCATAATAAGGGCGTATATCATCCAAGAATGCAGTCGTGTTGATGTCTATCAGCTCCTTACGTCCTAATTTCATAGCTGATTCTCTGTCAAACGCCGAAGACTGCCAATGTTTCTCCCATAGTTCATAAGATGCTTGACGTGACAAACTAGCAAACACGTTGAAAATCGGTGCATAACCTTTCCATAAGCATGCACGAGCTGCATGAGCAGCAGCCGCTACTTCCAAGCATCCTGCCTCAGACTCAATTGCTTTCTTAGAAGTAGAGAAAGAACAATTCTTCAAATTCCTTCTAAGATCGGGGAGCCACAACTGAGAAACTCCTCCAGCAGCAACTAAATTGCACATTCCTACGAAGCCAGCAGCTTCACCAACATCACGGTGGAACAACTTCATCCTGAAGCCTAATGAAGTCCAAAGTTCAACAACCTTCTTCTCAAACTTCATTATATCTTCACCAAGAGCTAAAATAGAATCATCCCCTTCAAAAGCATAAGCATACCTACGATACTTATTAGAGAATGATGAGAAATAACTCTTACAGCCCTTGTGCATCATCTCGACAGGCTTCTTAGATAAAACAACTGACCAACAAATCTTATTCAACAGCCAGTTGCCAACAGATGTTCCACCCCAACCACTCCGTCTAATAGACTCAATACATATGAAAGCCGAGAACTTCTTACTCAAACGGATGGGATCAATGTTACCACCATTGAACTTGCCCATAACTTCCTCATAATTAAGATTATGAGACTTGAGCATCCAATCATCAACGATAGAATGATCACCCATAAGTTCTCCAATCACATGCTTGAGCACACGGAGTTCAGTCAACTCACGCAATTCCAATGTGCAACATGAGTCCCAGGCTGAACCATCTCCTTCAATAACATATGCTCTTCGATGATCCCTGTTGCCTTTTGCATCCTTGTCAAACAAACGTAAACGTTTGCTTATATCCCTAAGAGCCTCATCCTTAGGCTTGTGCTTTATGGATTCATCCTGATAATATTCGAACAAAATATGTTCAAAACACTTCAACTGCAACGACTCTGCAACTTGAATCGTATCTCCACAAGACACAATAGGGCGACAAGCTTTGCCTTTCACTTCCATTGTTTCATTCTCTTTCACCTGAAAGGCTTGATTAAAAGGTACACCCTTACGCAACTGCTCATAAGCTTCTTCAATTCTAACGGGTGTCCACTTCTTACTGCAAAGGTCCTCCAAGCTAGGATGTTCAGAACGGAATTCAGCAATTTTCTCCGGAGTAAACACATGATCAATCATCCACTGAGTACAATCAGACAATTGCTTCCGTAATTGCGCACTTGGTTTAAAAGGAAGTGGATTCACTCGTTCACGAATTCCATTTTCCAAAGTACCAATCTCACTTCCAAATACTTCCAAAGCAGCACCATCTGGCGCAATCTGAACTCCTCCAACCTTCGGAGGTGGTGGCAAAACTTCATCACGCTCATAATTAAGACGAGGATCACCAGCCTTAGGAACTTGATGAGTCATAACCATAACACCATCATGAGTAGTCTGCCTATTACCACCATCTCCAGGTTGCAAACGAGCTTGTTCTTCAACAACAGGTTCTCTTACAACCATACGATTACCTTCTTCATCTCTATCAGGCAGATCTCGTTGAACAACAGGTTCAACTTCTTCCAGTGCATCATCATCATCAGGACCTCCACCATTATCATAAATGACATTCAGTCGTTGGACCTCTTCAGGAAAATCTTGTCTTCTCGGAGTAGCATCCTGAACATCCTCTAAACCAGGTGGTGGTCTAACAAATCTGCCTCTACGAAGAGCTCGTCCTTTCTGGTAAGCAGCAATAACTTGAGGTATAAGAAGGACAAGGGATGTTCGTAAGCTATCCCTCACATCATACCGCTTACACTGATTAACAACGCCGCAATGCACTGACTCATCAGCCTTCTTGACACCAACATTCGCTTGAGAAGCCGACAATATAAACTTCTCAAGACTCTCTGGCACGACGACCTCTTTCTCAACAAACAAGTCAACATCCCTATACCACTGGTAAGCAAAAGTAAGTAGGGTGGTTAAAGCAGTCATACGAGACGCTTTAGGAAGATGTCGCTTAAACAAGTACGAACCATACAAAGCGACAATGCCAACAATAACTTTGTTGGCTGCTTCTTCACCCGACCAGCGAGGGAGAGACTCAAAAAGAGATTCGAGAAAATTTCCAAGACGAGGTCTCTGTCTCCAGTCATAGCGCTTACAACAAGCGCACCGCCTAGACACAATAACGCTATACTTCGTTCCTCCTTCCTTGATAAGGCCATTAGTAAATGCATCATGAATGGCCTCGAAGTCAATAGCGTTACAGTGAGCACAAGCAGCACTGATCTGAGCAGCAATCAATGACATCAATCAAGATGACAAAGCACTCCAAACACCGCAATAAGTGTAAGGAGTGGTAACCATTCCCAGGGTGCCTCCAACACCTTGAG